AGAGCTGACAGAAAGCCGCGCCTATACGTGATCCCGGAAGAGACGATGCTCTTGTGGCACCGTCAATACGGGCTTTTTAATTTCAACTTAGCAAATAGCAAGAAGGAGCAAGACAATGAGCTTTGATTTAGGACTAACGGGCGAAGGCGGCGGGCAATACATTCGCTACAACGCCAGCACCGGCACGTGGAACGTTGACGGCAACCAGGTACAACTCGGTCAATTCCTGGTCGATCCTACCAGCCTCAAAACTGGATGGGGAAAGATCGTGGCCGGGACATCCCCGAACTGGCAATGGGACACGCGTCCAGGCGTCAAAGGCGATCAACCTAGCGACGAACATAAACGCGGGTTTTCTCTGCAAATCTATTCGAAGGCCATCGGCCAACGCGAATGGTCAACCAACTCCGCCGGCAGTAACAAGGGATTGTCTGCCATTTGGGGGCAGATCGCGGACCAGTCCGTGGCCAACCCTGGCAAGGTACCCGTCCTTAAATACACGGGATCAACGGTAATCGCGATCGGCAAAGGATCAACCCAGGTACCTAATTTCGTCCTGGAAAAGTGGATCGATGCACCAGCCGATTTCATTTTGTACGACGCACGTGGATTTACTCAGGAGCAAAATTCGAAACCCGCACCCGCACAAGCGAAGGCCCCGGCCCCAGCACCAGCGGATGACATCGACGAATTTTGATTAACTTTTGAGTAGGGGCCGCGGTTAATCCCGCGGTCTTTTTTTCCCATGACGGAACTGGTACAACACATAGAACAAGTCGCCCAGTATTTTTGGGGTGAACCAAACACAAAATTATCCAAGCCGGGGAAAGAGATCCGGTTTGGTACGCATGGGTCCAAGTCAATCGATCTCGAAAAGGGAACCTGGTACGATCACGAACAGAACGAAGGCGGCGGCGTAGCGGATCTAATCCGCAAAGAAACCGGCGGCGCGAAGATCGAAGCCTGGATGAGCGAGAACCTGGGGGTCCAGCTTACGCCCAGGGCGAGCAAGATCGAAGAACTAAAGCCGATCCAGGCCAAGAAAGTAAAAGCCGTGTACCCGTACGTGAATGCGTACGGCGAGATCGTTTACGAAGTTATCCGATTTGAGCCGAAAGACTTCCGGCAAAGGCGCCTGGAGAACGGTAAGCACGTGTGGAACCTACAAGGCGTTACACCCTTGCCGTACAACCTTCCGGCCATCCTGGAGCATCCGAGAAAGACTATCTTCCTGGTCGAAGGGGAGAAGGATGTCGAGGCCCTAAAGCAACTGGGATTGCTGGCATCTTGCAACTCAGGCGGTGCCAAGAAATGGACCCAGGAATTGAACTTGCATTTTGCCGGGCGCAAGATCATCGTATTGCCGGACAATGATGAGGCCGGACAGAACCATGCCAGGGTGATTACCGAGCAACTCGGCAACGTGGCCGCGGAGATCCGTATCCTGGAACTCCCGAACCTGAAAGAGAAGGGCGACGTATCCGATTGGATCGCCCAGGGCGGGACCAAGGACCAGCTCGTACACCTGGCCAAGAGTGCGCCACTCGCGAAGGATTGGCAAGCGCCAGTCAACCCGCCCAAGCTCCGCATCCTGACACTCAAAGAGATCGCGCAATTGCCGCCAGTCACCTGGCTAGTGAATGGACTGATCCCCAAGCACTCGCTTGCCATGGTCTATGGCGAACCTGGCGGCGGTAAAACTTTCACGGCGCTAGATATTGCGCTAACCGTGGCCCATGGCGCGCAATGGCATGGCCATGAAGTCGCCCAGGGACAAGTGTTTTACGTGGCGGGCGAAGGCGTTGGCGGATTTAGAAAGCGGATCGGAGCCTGGCACCAGCATCACGAACGCGTCGAAGAGGCGCCCTTCTACCTGATCCCGAAGGCGGTCAATCTCCTGGACGACGCGGAGATCCAGGACCTACTGCAAACCATCGAGACAATGCGAAATCCCGATATGCCCGTGGCCATGGTGGTATTCGATACCGTTGCCAGGTGCATGATCGGCGGCGATGAGAACTCCGCCCAGGACATGGGCAAAGCGGTCAAGAACATGGACCTGGTACGCGAGCAAATCGGGTGCGCGGTCCTACCGATCCATCACTCCGGCAAGGATAGTAATCGCGGGGCGCGGGGATCGACGGCCTTAATCGGTGCCGTGGATGTATCGGTACGCGTCGAGCGGGACGCGGATCGCGTACTACTTACCACGGAAAAGCAGAAGGACGCCGAGCCGCTCGATCCGATGCAGTTTAAAACGATCAGCGTTGAGCTGGCCGCCGGACCCTTGTCCCTGGAAACAGAAACCAGCCTGGTCCTGGAGATCAGCGATCAACCCGCGGACATCGTGGCCAGGAAGAAACTCAGCGGCCAGCAACGCTTAATCCTGGACGCGCTACATGATGCGTTATCGAGCGCCGGGGAACAGAGACAGATCGGGAACTACATTCCGAAGGGTTACTACTCGGTGAGCGAATCCTTGTGGCGCGACTTCGCGATGAGCAAACAGATCAGCGACGGATCGGACGATAGCAAGAAGAAGGCATTTTTACGCGCCGCGAAAGCGCTCCAGGAACGCGGCATTGTTGGCAAGTGGGACGATTTTTGTTGGATATGGAAGGACAAACATGAACCTAAATTATGAGCTAAATGTAGGGGTTAACCCTATAAAAGACGGACAAAACGGACTTGTCCGGAGCCTGTGGATAACTTTGTCCGCGGACAAGGACGGACAAGCCGGACAGACAAGGGGAACTCAATGAATACAAGGGTTAGCGGGCGACGGACAAGTACGGACAAACGAGCGCCAAGTACGGACAGACAAATCTCCTCTCTAGGAGATTGTCTGACTTGTCCGGCGGACACGTTGGAGCGTTGGAAGGATCTCACGCAAGTAAAGATTTACCGGGAAGAATTGAATCGATTTAATGAAACCTGGGGATACGGTAGATCTTTCTTGCTTTGTGGCGATGAGCTGGCGGGGAAGCTACGAAAGCAGATGACGCTTATCCAGGAGACGGCCAGGGATGCTAAAGCGGGATATCTTGTCGAGCAGAGATGCGAGGCAATGATCCGGGGATTGAGGCTTGCGGACCAGCGGATCCGCGAAGCTGGACACCAGCCCGTGGACCGGACCGAGTGGCAAGCGGAACATCCGGCCGGATTGGTGGTGAAAATGGTACGAACACGGGCCGCGATACCCCAGGAGAGCGATTACGCGTACTTCGCCCTGGAAGATGTGGTCAAGTGGATCCCCAAGGAAGTGATCGAGCTGATGAATCAATTTCCTGGGTCGTCAACGGTCAAGGTCACGACCAGCTTTGAGCAAATCCGCAAATCAACCGAAGAACGCCTGGCACGTGAGGCCGCAAAACCCAAGGTCAAGACAGGCGACGCAATCATGGATCTAGACGATGACATCCCATTCTGAGAAACCACAAACCAGGAAGTATTCGATATTGCCGGCTCGGTCCGTCCAGGATGATAGCTTGCACCCAACAACCTTTCGCGTCCTGGCGGCAATCTGCTTGCATACCAACGGATACGGGATTTGCTTTCCATCCAGGGAGACATTGAGCCGACACGTCAGCAGATCGATTAAAACGGTCTCTACGCACGTCGGACGACTAATCAAGGCCGGGTATATCAGAAAGCTACAACCGAAGGCCTATCCCTTCGCATACAAGCGCAAATCAGCGTACTTCACGAACCGCTACCAGGTGCTATTCGATGGTCCTGGCACACCGATGCCAACCAGGGAGCAATTCCTTGCGGCAAGGCCTCTAATAGCCGAGGACTATCAGGACCAGGAAGCCATAGATAACCTCAATAATAAGAAGGGGGTTATAGGGGGTGATAACGAGCTGATTCAGAGTATCGCGCAAGCATTCCGCCAGGGCGTCGAGCGCGGGTCCGGCGTGGTCCGCGACGTGGCGGCAAGCCTGGAATGCGCCAGGCGGCTGGCAGAAAAGGGCGTCGATGCCGGCAAAGTCCTGGAGCTGGCAGTCCAGGCGACCATCGACAACCGGAAAAACCGGAAAGATCCGCCGATGACGCTCGACCAGGTGGCTAAGTGGGGCGGATTAGAGTGAATTTACAAACGGCAATCGAACGTTTGGCCTTTGCAACTGGCCTGGGGTGCGTTTTTGCGCGATGCCGCAAAAAACGACCTTTGGGGGGTCCCCCATTCGCCAAACTGTACGGGGGGATCGCTCCGGATTTTTCAACTTTTTTGGAGATAAAAAAATGAGTCCATGGTTAATCATCGTTACCGGCGCGATTTATGCCTATATTGGGTTGGAACAAGCCCTAAAAGGGAATGTTTCCATGGCAATCGTATATAGCGGCTACGCGTTCAGCAACGTGGGCCTCTATTACCTGGCCCTGGCAAAGTGACCATGCCGCATCTTGCCAGCTTTCTTCCGTATGCGCCGCATCTTGCCAGTCCTTTTGGCATCGATCCGCTCTTGCCAATGCAAAACACGGTGACAGTTAGCGCAAAGCGCGATGCACTTTGTCATAACTTCTTCCATTGCCTTGGAATACGACCCGTTTTTAACCAGGGTGCTGACAACGAGCTTGTCTTTGCGGATCACGTGATGGAAATCAATAGTCGCCGGGTGATCGAATCCGCAAATAAAACACTCTTGCGTCGCTTTGAACTCAATCCACAAGGCCCTGGCATTGCGTTTATTGATGGCCGTACCGGCTTTGTGTTTAACTTTATTTTTTTGATACCAGCGTTTATTCGCCTCTGCATTCTTGGCCGCGCGAATTTTGGGATCTTTATACGGCATATAGTTTTTAAGTAGTATTTCTTAACGTAACGATGGAAAATAACATGGAATTAGAAAACCAGTATTGGGAAAAGCGGTGCGAGTTTTGGTGCGCTAATTATTTGGAGCTGGCGCAATCGGTAAAACGGCTCATTATTTGCGCGGAGCGCGTCGATGATTACCAGGAGTTAACGAGAGAAGCCAAGGGCGTTAAAAAACTTTTAGAGAAAGGTGCGTATGGATCAAGCGAATAACAATCAAGTCGGCGGCACCCACTACACCAGCAAGGCGATTCAGCCATGGGACTACATTGTCTCGAATGAACTTGGCTACCTGGAAGGCAACGTCGTTAAATACGTGTCGCGATGGAAAGATAAAGGCGGCATCGAGGATCTTAGGAAGGCCCGCCATTACCTGGACAAGCTGATCGAGGTAAACCTGAAATGATTTGCCAGTTTTGCGTGGACGAGGATGGCAATTATTTTTCTAAGACGGAAGTCCTGGAAACGAGAATGTATTGGGAACCGAATGACGAAATTTATTACAACGAACGTCGTCGCCAATGCCTTGCTTGCGAGACACGTTTTTCAACGGTGGAGAGGATGGTAGAAGATGACTAAACTCACAACTCGCCAGGCACGTGCTTTACTTGCGTCGCCGGAGAACCAGGAGAAAGTATCGAACGAGCTTGGCCACATTGCCCAGGCGGATATAACAGATGTTATATCGTGGACCGGTGACGTGGCCGTACTCAATGCGAGCGATACTCTTGCGCCGCACGTACGTAAAGCGATCAAGAAGGTCAAGATTACACCTGGCAAGTACGGTAGCTCGATCGAGGTCGAGATGCACGACAAACTGGGCGCCTTGCGTATGCTGGCCCGCGCGACAGGAATGATGGACCAGCAACAAGAAGAGAGCAATCGCCCGACGATGATCGGAATCAAACTGAATTTATCAAAAGTGGAAGAGGTAATCTATGCCGAGGAAAATGGGCGCGACGGGTCGAAACCGTCAAACGGGGAATGAGCTAGATGCGCTGGGGGATCTCAACCTGGACTTCTCGACAAGTCCGACGACTTCGCGATTTTTATCTGACGATTCTTTTTTTCGCGGTCTTATGGGACCGGTCGGCTCCGGGAAATCGTACGGATGCGCGTCCGAGATACTCTTGCGCGCGGTGCGGCAAGCGCCTTCCCCGGTGGATAATATTCGTTACACACGATTCGTGGTCATTCGAAATACCTACGGGGAACTTCGGACCACAACGATTCGAACCTGGCTTGAAATATTCCCGGAGCATATTTGGGGTCCGATTCGCTGGTCCCCGCCGATTACTCACCATTTGCAATTGCCGTCCCGCGACGGGGTGCCAGGATTAGATTGTGAAGTAATCTTCCTGGCGCTTGACGATACCAAGTCGGTACGCAAGCTCTTGTCCCTGGAAGTAACCGGCGGCTGGTGCAATGAGGCCCGCGAATTGCCGCTTGCCGTGATCCAGGGATTGACGGCCCGTGTCGGACGCTATCCAAGTAAAACCCACGGCGGATGCACCTGGCGCGGAATATGGGCGGACACAAACCCGCCGGACGATGACGGATGGTGGTATCGCCTGGCCGAAAAGGAACCCGTCAAGGGCAAATACAAGTGGAATTTTTATACGCAACCAGGCGGCATGATGGAAGTACCGGCCGATACGGCGGGCGCGATCTACGCGGCCGGCAAGCATTGGCTCGAAAACCCCAAGGCCGAGAACGTTAAAAACTTGCCGCTTGGCTACTATGAGCAACAACTTGGCGGCAAGAACCTGGACTGGATCCGTTGCTACGTCGGCGCGCAATACGTGTACGTCCAGGAAGGTAAAGCCGTATGGGCAGAGTACGACGATTCGACGATGGTCGATGACACGATCAGCTATACGCCGGAATTGCCATTGCTAATCGGATGCGACTTCGGTTTGACGCCCGCGGCGGTTATCGGACAACGCTTGCCGTCCGGCGCCTGGCACATCCTGGAAGAGATTGTCACAGAGGATATGGGCCTTCAACGCTTTGGACAGATGCTCTTGCAACAACTGAACATGAAGTACCCGAAGGCCGAGGTAATCTTGACGGGCGATCCGGCCGGCCAGGCGCGCGATCCGATCTTCGAGACAACGGCATTCGATCACTTGCGTACCCTGGGATTTACCAAGGTCCAACCCGCGCCAACCAATGACTTTGGAGTACGTCGTGAAGCTGGCGCCGCGCCCATGATACGGCTGATCGATCGAAAACCGGGTCTGAGAGTGGCGCGCACGTGTCCAAAATTACGGAAGGCGCTTGCTGGTGGCTATCATTTTAAACGAGTAGGGGTGCCAGGCGAGGAAAGATTTAGGGATGCACCGAATAAAAACCAGCATTCGCACGTTGGCGACGCGTTTTCGTACTTGATGCTAGGGGGCGGGGAATATAAACGCCTGACCAGGAGCGGATTAAATTACGGTGCAGAATCAAAACAATACACGGCCGACTTTGATTTTGATATTCTTTAGGCGTTATGAATTTGACGCCAGCGATTCTCCGCAATCTGTACGCGACAATTTATTGTTGCGAACCTTTTGCGCGCTGGAATATGCCATTGCCCGAAGCGATCAAGTTTGAGGTTATATCGGATCCCCATGCCTATGGTTACTACCTATACGACGAGGGCGGGGACTACGAGCATACGATCCAAATATCGAAAATGCTTTGCGGCCATTTTATGACCGTGTTCAGAGCGCTATGCCATGAATGCGTCCACATGAGTAGATGGGCGCACTCCAGGGAGCGCTGGTCCCATCACGATAAAGTGTTCAAACAGAGGTGCAAGGCCGTGGCTGATGAGTTTGGCCTAGATCCCCTAGAGCTTTAGGAATGATATGATTGATACAACTGGTTTTACATCGCAAGTCCGGCTACCGGAAGGGGGCAAAATTGTCCCTTTTTTCTACGGACACCTGGCCTTGATGAATCTTAACGAGCATGATCTTGATTCCAAGGCGCATATTCCGGACTGGCTCGATCGTTTAAAGCACCAAACCCACATGGGGCCATCGTTTACTGGTCTCTATTACGGCAAACCCATGCTTTCGTTTGGCATTATTCCGATTTGGCCAGGGCTTGCCGAGGCCTGGATGATCCCGGATAAGGATATTGATACCGTGGCGATACCATTGTGCCGTTGTGCCAGGCAATTCTTTGCTTGGGCTGAAACCACCATGCAACTACGGCGCATTCAAATTATCGTACGTTCGTCAAATGTACGCGCGCAAAAATGGGCAGAGTTCTTATACTTCGAAAAGGAATCGGAGATGATGGGTTTTGGCCCTACCGGTGAATCGCATTTTATGTATAGGAGATTAAATCATGGGCGGAATCGTTAGTCGGCCAAGTGCGCCAGTAGCGAGAGCGGTTGAAGCAGTAGCGGCGCCAGCACCAAAAGCGCCGGAACCAGTAAAAGCAACTTCCGAAGAGACAAAAGTAGCGGCCAATACCCGCGCCCGTCGCCGTATGGGTACCCGGTTATTGTTTAGCCAGGAGCGCTCTGCTGGATTAGGCACAGATCAAACGACATTGGGCGGCGGAGCTGGCCCAGGTCAAAACACTTTATCGTAAGGAGATAACCATGGGCGGACTATTTGGCGGGCCATCTATACCGGCACCACCCCCACCACCGGCACCTGATCCAGCAATTGCTGAGAATCAGAAGAAACAAGAAGAGCGTCTGAAAGCACAGGAGAAAGCGCAACAAGATCGTCTCCAGGCAACTAAGCGCGCCCGTCAAACTGGCGGTATGCGTTTGCTTTTTAGCCAGGAACGCCAAAATCCAGCATTGGGTATTACACCTGAATCGCTAGGATCAGGCGGCACAAACACAATGGGGAGCTAACCATGCCGGAAGTCTATGACAAAAAGGGCAATAAGCTAAAAGAGTTTGCGTACACCAAATCCGGAATGGCGGCCGCACGTCGCTATGCCGCCCAGGTTAAAGGCCGTGTCGAGATTGAGCATAAAGAAGAGATGGCCAAGAAGATGAAACGCAAGCGCGAGTATATGTAATGCCGCTGAAAAAGTACCAAAACCCTAGTGGCGGATTAAATGCGGCTGGACGTGCGTTTTATAAACGTACCGAAGGATCGAATTTAAAAGCACCGGTTAAAGGTACTCCAGCGGGACCGGAGCAGTTACGCCGCAAGGCATCATTCCTGGCCAGGATGGCTGGCAATGGTGGACCTGATTTTGATGAGAAGGGGCGACCAACCAGGAAACTTTTATCACTCCGGGCTTGGGGCGCCAGCTCTACGGCAGATGCAAAAAAGAAAGCGGCAACGCTTTCGGCACGATATAAACGGATGAAGGAAAGTAAAAAATGAAAAAATTGCCAGCGGCCCACGTACTTAAACGCGCTGAATTAGCTGATTCGCGCAAAGACTTATGGCGCTCGATCTACGAAGAGTGCTACGAATTTGCATTGCCCCAGCGTAATCTCTATTCCGGCCAGTATGAGGGCAAAACTCCTGGTCAACATAAGCGCGCCCGCGTGTTTGATTCGACTGCGATCAACTCGACCCAGCGCTTTGCTAACCGGATCCAGTCGGGCCTCTTCCCGCCATACCGGAAATGGATGCAACTCACTCCAGGATCGGACATTCCGAAGGATCGTCGCAAGGAAGTCGCTGACGCCCTGGACATTTACTCGGATAAATTCTTTGAAGTATTGCGTCAAACCAATTTTGACCTGGCAATCTCGGAAATGCTACTGGACATGGCCGTTGGTACTGGCGTTATGCTTATCATGCCAGGCGACAAGGATACCCCGGTGCGCTTTACTGCGGTGCCGCAATACCTGGTCTCGTTTGAAGAGGGCCAGCATGGCACCGTCGATAACGTGTACCGTAAGTTACGCGTAAAAGGCGAGGCGATTACGACACAATGGAAGGATGCCAAGATCCCGGCTGATCTCCAGGTCAAGATTGATCGTAAACCCGAAGAAGAGATTGATTTGCTAGAGGCAACGATCTACAACTACTCAACGGGTGCAGTTTGTTACTACGTTTTAGAACCTAAAGGTAAGAATGAGATCGTTTATCGTGAGCTAAAGAAGAGTTCACCCTGGGTAGTAGGCCGTTATATGAAGGTAGCCGGCGAGGTTTATGGCCGTGGTCCCCTGGTCAACGCTCTACCCGACATTAAAACCTTAAACAAGGTTAAAGAATTGCTCTTGAAGAACGCGTCGATCTCCGTGGCTGGCGTATATACGGCCGCAGATGACGGCGTATTGAACCCAGCGACAGTCAAGATCGCTCCAGGCGCCATTATCCCGGTAGCACGTAACGGCGGCCCCCAGGGCGAGAGCTTGCGTCCATTGAGATCCGGTGGTGACTTCAACGTATCCCAGCTCGTTATCAACGATTTGGTCAATGCCATCAAAAAGATGCTATTGGACGATACATTGCCGCCGGATACCATGAGCGCGAGATCCGCAACCGAAGTCGCGGAGCGCATGAAAGAG